AGTACCTGAATAACCATCTGAATTAGTTTTAACACCATCTCCAGAAGTTGCAGACTCTATTACATATAAGTTACTAGGACTTGTAATAGTTGGAGCTGCATCATCAGCTATTGGTATAGTAACCGTTGCATTACTATAACTGTTATAAGGATCAGAAACAGAAGCACTATATACATAAGCGTTAATTAAATCAGAGTTAAGATAAGCTCCTACTTTCAAAGTTACATTTCCATTTGATGCCATTTGAAAAGCATCTTCAGTAGGGTCAGTTTTACTAGAACCTCCATAAGAACCAGTAGATACATTACTACCATCTAATTTTAACCCAGCTAAAGTAAACGAAACAAAAGTTAATGTATTATCTTCTGCATCAGATGCTGTTGCAGTACCTGCTGAAGTACCTGAAGCTACACTTTCTGATACTCCTGTTATAGTCTGGTTGTTAAATGTTGGAGCTGCATTATCTACTACAGTTATAGTTACAGGTAATGTAGTAAATGAATTACCATCTACACCCGCTATAAAATGTTCGTCAGAGGCAGTTAATGATAAACTATAAGAAGAGGTTGTTTCGTAATCTAACGAACCAGTATTTTGTAATAATCTTACGTATGAACCTGTTCTAGTAAATATAAAATGGTCATTAGCATCAGATTGAGAAGTTATAGTAATAGCATCACTATCAGCATCTGTAAAATAAATTTTAGTTACTTCTTCTGCTGCTGCACTTTCATTTCTTGAAGAACTAAACGATGTTATAACGTTTCCAGCTACTGATGTTTCTCTAAATTGAGGAGCACTGTTTAAACTAACAGTTAAATAAATTGTTTTTGTAGTTGCAGTACCAAAACTATCAACTGCTCTTAAAATTATAGGGTGTGCATCTTCTCCATCACCTCTATCAGCAGTATTCATTGATCCAGTAGCTAATACATTAAGAGTCATTTCACCACTACCTGATACTCTTACAAAATCATCAGTATAAGCTGAAGAAGTACCAAAAGTAAGTGATTGACCTTCAGGATCCGTTCCTGTAACTGTAACTATAGCTGATCCTGATGCAGTAAACTCAGTTACTGTTTGATTTCCTGTACTTATAGTGGGAGCTGTGTTAGGATAAAAGACTGCATTTAAAAAGTCTTGTACACTTCCAGAAGTACCCGGGTTAAATGATGCTGTAAATAAAGATGGTAACTTATCTTGAGATATAACTCTATTCCCATCGTAAGTAACATCACCTCCTGAACCGGTTGCTACAGTAACTGCAAAAGTACTATCATCTCCTTTAGTGAATGTAATAATATTACTAGAAACTGAAGCAGTTGTTAATAAACTCCCTGTACTAGTAGATGATCCTCCAAATCCACTTCTAACTGCTGAGGATGAAATGAAGGTATCACTAATAAATGATGCAGTACTAGCAAAAGAAGATGATATTGATGAGGTAATAAACCCTAAATCTTCTAATTGAGCTGATCCTGATATAGTACCTGCTGGGATAGTTGTACCTGCTCCAAATCCACTTCTAACTGCTGATGCAGATATAAAAGTATCAGATATAAAAGATGCTGTTTGAGCTGTAGTAGCTAAAGAAGCACTATCTACTATACCATCTACATTAGAAGCTGAAATATATGATGCAGAAGTTGAAGCTGTTATGAAACCTAAGTCTTCTATCTGTTGCGAACCTGATACTGTACCAGAAGTTACGTTAGCACTACTAAATCCTAATGCTGCAGCTGATTGAGAGGTAAGAAAACCAGATGCAGATATTTGAGCTGATTCAGAAAAGTATTGAGAAGACGTATTTACATACGAACCAGTAACAGATATTAACGAAGAAACTTGAGAGGTTAACGTTTCTACTGAAGATGTTAATGAAGCTGTTGTTATTTTGATTGCATCTACTTCAGATTGTATAGATGCTGTAAAAGTTTGTAAAGAGCCTGTTGCTCTATTAAGAGGTCCTAACGATGCCGAATCACTTACACCGCCTGATTCTAAATTTGATAGACGAGTGAGTACAGATACTCCGTCGACAGTTAAGTCTGAACCAGAAATATGTAACGCACCTGTTATACTTAACGATGCAGTTGCTGGTACTATTCTAGCCTGAACCTGACTACCGGACGTAAATAATAACGATCCTGATAATTCACTTGAAAAAGTAGTCATTTACCTCTCTTACTTTTTTTATTTATTTTAGGACAACCTTTTCTAACAATAAATAGCTTTTTATAAAGCTTTCGTATCTAACTCGCTAGTAATTTTTATAGATGATTTACTATACATCTTTTTAGGATTAAAATTAACTGCATTTATTGCATCGGTTATTATGTAACCCAGTAATTTGATGTCAAATTCAGTTCTTACTATCCTATCGTTACCTTGAACTATTTCAGTAGACGTTGAAAAGTTATCAATCATAGCTCTAAATTTAAACTTATCAACATCGCCCCAGTATGAATCTGAAGCAAAGTTTATACCTTCTACTAATTTATTATTTTGTTCCATATAATCTGTGAATATTACACAGCCATATGTTATATTAACGTAATCTGGTATAGCTACAGCATACATTTCAGTATCTTGTATTCTATTATTTAGAATACTAAACCTATCGTAAGCATTTTTACGTGAATACTTCTTTGTAAATATACCAAAGTTTTGAGGATTGTTTCCATCTAACTTATTTCCTAAGTTTCTATTACGTTCTATGTTATTTCTTCTAAATGTTATAAGAGGAGCTTGCATTTTACCATTTTTATCACGGTAATAACCGTCTTTCTGCATAGCTGCCCATCTTTCTGGTGAAGCATATACCAATGGAACGTTAATTTGCTTACCATTTTGAGTTACTTGTGGTTTTAACACGTTATTAAAGTAATAAAACAGTGCTTCATCTATATCTTTAACGCCTACAGTAATAGTTTGAACAGTATCATTGTCTCTTGATACTTGTAAACCTCTATCTTGTAGGTTATTCTGTACTTCGTACTGTGGTGTTGGTTTATTTCCTGCCATATTATCTATATACTACTTCACTTATACCTACTCTATCTGCTCTTGTTAGGTGACAATCAACTATAATGGATATTGATGATCCAAAGTTGTTAGCATAGCTTGCTAAGTTATATCCACTGTCTCTACCTACAAATAATTGGTTTTCTCTAACAGTATCTACTTCATAAAAGTCATTATGCCATTCTAATATGTCTCCTACCTCTGCTACTACACTTGCATCAACTAAATCTTGTCTAATAAATGCAAATGATGCTTCTCTACCTAGATCTGGACCGAATTCTTGAATATCAATGACTTGATCACCTCTAGTAATAAGACAATTTAACTTTACTGCGTTAAAATATGACTTTTGCATAGCTTCACCATATAAATTAACGTCTGTATCTTCTAAACTTATCTTATGATATAGGACTTCTTGCTCAACTACATCTTTAATGAGCTCTCGACTAAGTTTAGTCATTAAATTAAAGTCTCTACTTGATCCGAATAACATTATTTTTCTTCTATTGTTTGTTCTCCTACTTCTACTGATATAATATTACTAAATTTACCAGTAGCGTTATCTTTTAATGCTTGAAAAGCTTCATTAGGCTCTTTTTGACTGATTATCTTTACTTTATACGTTGCAGTATTAGTATCACTATCTTCAGAAGCTATAGTAACAGTAGTTACACCTGGTAATGAACGTATAGCATCATGATATCCACCAGATCCTTCATCTCCATAGGTAACTTTAACCATTGCCTCGTAGGTTCTGTAATCTAATTCTAAAAGTAAGGGTATTAATCTCATTTAACCTACATATATAGTCATTGGAACTGATTTTAACGTGTTTTGAACGTCTTCTGCTTCTTTTGCTTTAGCTTCTAACTGTGCTCCCCTAGAAGTAGCATCTAACATCTCTCTTAAATTGGTAATTAGATCAGTTTTTTCAGTTCTAGCATCTGCTAATAGGTCTGCTTGGTTTAAAGTAGCTTCAGAACCTGGGATAGGTACTGTTCCATACTTTCCTCTTATGTATGCTAGTAATTCTTTAGCTAATGCTAACGTATATTTAAACACCCACTGTCTACCTACACTGTTTATATGACTATATGTTGGGTTACTATATGGTACTTCGGCTATATTGGTTATTTTATTTACACTACTATCGTAATTAAATGCATTTTTATCATTTTCTTTGTAATACTCAAAGAATAAACTACCTGTAGCTACTGGGACTGGGAATATTCTTAATTGATTGTTTACTAATTCAAAAGAATAGTGTGATTTTCTTATTTGATCGTTAAATTCTATACCTTGAAGTAAAGCCATATCGTAAGATATAGGCATTAACATAAAATTAACCCCTGGACTGAAGCCTCCGAAGTCAAAAGCTGACATTAATGATTGAATACCAGTACCTGTACCTGCATAAGGATCAAAATACCTTTGTATTGCAGGAGGAGCTTCGTAAAATACTTTTCTTATTTCAATACTTCCTGTTACTCCATTATCTACAGCCCATGCATCTAAATCATATGTTTGTTGAGATGCTGATAATGGTATTGAACCAGTATATTTAGTAACATTACCTCCTACACCTGCTTCAGTACCGTAATGTTTAGATACCTGAACTATTCTATTAAGAGATGGATCAGTAAGTTGGTTGTTTAATGAACTACCTGTTGATACTCCTTCTAAATTGAGATAATTTTCTCTTATTTTATATTGAAATACTTCATTACCATAAGTAGTTATAGCTTCTTCAAAGCAAGTATAAAATGATCCACTGTTAAGTTCAACATCCATCAATGGATAACCTAATCTACTTGCACAGAAACTTGCTACTTTATCAGCATCAGTCTGAAACTCAGAATCAGTATCGTAAAATCCAAAAGGAGTAGATCCGGTAGTAAACGTAGAACTACCTCCCCATATTGCAATATTTGCCATTTAAACTAGTTTAATAATAAATAGTATAAAAAAAAGAGGCCCGAAGGCCTCTCTTAATATATAAATTCTAAAAGAAATATTAGATAGTACTTAAATCAATAATATCAATTTTTCCGTAGAATTCAGGTCTGATCATCTTTTTAGCATATCTAGTCATTAAACCTTTTCTTGGAGTGAAGGTTTCTGGATCGTATACTAAAGGTGTCATCATTAATGGTACGTAAGGAGCATAAACTGCACCAGCTTCCAAGAATTGAGAACCTCTATATCCTAATAATAAGATATTTTCAGTCATATAAGGATTCTTGTAAACTTGGTATCTGTTGTTTAATGCACCAACTTTTTGTACGCCCATTGCAAATTGGTCCTGATCACCATCAGTAGCAGCTGCATATCCTGGAATAGATTCTAAGATTGTTGCAACAGTTGGAGAAGTAACTACGAAGTTAGCTCCACCTCTTAACGTTTTTTGGTGAATCTTGTTAGATACTTTTTGAATCTTAGTACCTAATGTTTGGAACCACTGACCTTGAGTGTTGTAGAAGTCTGAAGTTGAAGTCGTCCAAGAAGAACCTTGGTAGATCTTGTTATTTTCAGCAGACCATCTGTCAGTTGTGTTAGCATCAACGATCAACATATCTAAAATCTCTAAGTCGATTTCCATTGAAATGTATTCACTTAATAGTGAAGTCAATTCAGCTTCTGCGTCTACAGAGTGATATGCGTTAAGATCTTGAGCAAATTCTGGAGTCCATTGTGCTTTTAACTTTCTAGTCTTAGCAACGATAGCCTCAGATGCAAGAGTTACGTCTATTTCTGGAATAACGATTGAAGTATCCACTGCTCTTCCTGATGTAGCTTCAAAGTCTCCTCTGTCGTTATCAGTTGGTTGTTGGTGGAATACTACTGTATAGTCATCACTATCGTTAACATTGTATGAACCAGTGTTAATTAAGAATGATACAGCGTTACCAGATACAGAAGTTAATTCTGGGTTAGTTGTGATATCTACAGAAGCAGATATTAATCTAAATGCTCTAACTCCTTTTGCGTCAATTTTGTCATTGTTTACAAAAGTTGTAGTTACTTTTTTGTGTGCAACTTGCTTCACTGGGTCATACCCAACGTCAGCTAATGCAACTGAACCAGTACCTACTGAAGAAAAGTCTTTAGATGATGAGTTGATTGAGTAACCAAACTGTCCTGCTCCATATAAACCTCCAGATGGGTCAGCATCTTTAGTCATTTTTGTTGAAGCTGCAGTAACGTTACCGTACATATTATCTCCATCAGTTCTTCCATTTCTAGTGTCTCCATATTTGAAGTCTAGATAGAATACAAGACCTGAAGGAAGATTCATTGGTTGTACAGAAACAAAGTCCTGTGCAGAAATTTGTGCAAATACTTTTCTTACTAAAGGTAGTGCAACACCTGCCCACTGCTCACCTTGACCAGCAGTAAAAGTACCACCAGTTCCAGTAGTGTTAGCTTCAGCTACGATTTGCTTAGCTTGGTTTTCAAGGATCATAGCCATGTGACCTGACTGTCTTTCCTCTAGACCTTCTAATAAACCAGAAGCAGCCCACTTTTCAGCCAGCTTGTTAGCATCAGCTTGCATACTCTTGTAAGAGTTATTTGAACTTTCTAATAAATTTTGAATTTCCATGATTTAATTATAAGTATAAAATTATTTAATAATTCCAGCTAATTTTTGCATTCTTTGAACAGCAGAAGATACTTCGCTAATTACTTCAGGTTTCTTAGCTGTAACACCTGTAGCTTTACTAGCTGATCCTTTGTGTTCTTTGATTGTAGTCTCTTTTTTAGTACCTACGTTATCAGCAACAGTTTCGTAAACTAATTTTACTTCTTTAACTGTTTCAGCTTTATCAAAAGCTGCAATAACATTTACTTTTTGAGACTCTGTAAGGTTATTTGCCTTAAAGATTTTGTTGACATAAAGAAGTTTAGCATTTAAAATATTAACTTCGTTTAACTCTTTTTGTAAAGTTTCGATAGTTTCTAATGCTTGATCTAATTCAGATTTTTCTTCAGTTGCTTCTTCTTTAAGATCAGATACTCTATTAATATTGTAATCTTTTCCGTCAGATTCAGCATTCACTTGATTAGAAGTTTCTTCCTCTACTTTATCAGCAGATTCTTCCATTTCTTTTTCATCTTTGTGTTTACCTTCTTCTACTTCTGTTTCAGAAATAGCTTCTAGTTCACCGATTAATTCATCTAAATCGATTTCTTCTTCGTCACCAGCCATTTCAGGTTCTGCATCCATAGCAGGCTCATCACCCATTCCTTCAATATCACCAGCGTCCATATCGTCAGCAGGAGCGTCTCCGCCTACCTCTTGAGCAATAATGTCTCTAATCATATCTTTGAATTGGTCAACTGATAAGTTGCTAATGTCTTCGTCACCTTCTGGCTCTTCGGTAGCTTCTTCGCCACCATCATGATCTTCTGCATCAGCTTCGTCCTCTGATTCTTCAGAGTCATCCTCAGCTTCTTCCATTGCATCTTCATCATCTTTAGGAGCTTCCTCAATTGCTTCGTCTTTATTATCGTCGTCCATAGCTTCGTCTACTTCGTCTTCCTTTTTAGGGGCTTCCTCGATAGCTTCGTCTACTTCGTCGTCTTTAGAATGTGCCTCGTCTTTTTTCTTTTTGTCGTGCATTCCTTCTTCAACCTCTTCTTCATTAACTACTTCTTCTTCAACAGATGAATCTTCCATCTCTTGTAGTTTAGCAGCTAACATATCTTTAAGATGAGGAGTTAAAGTCTCTTCTAAAGCTTCTTTAGCGTTAGCAATAGCGGCTTCTCTTACAGATTTTGCTTCAGCAATAGCTTGCTTGAATAAATCTTTGTTTGCCATTATAAAAAATTTGTTGTGATTTCGTACGATTATTTAGAATCGTAATGTGAAGTTATGTTTTCGTTTCACACAATAGAAATTGTGTATTCGTATATAAATATATACTGTTTACAAAAACTAGGAGATAGACTTTAAGATTTCTTTTCCTACAACAGCAATGTCTCTTCCCTTGAGTGCTGATTTAGTCATACCTAATGCAGCAGAACCTACATCTGCTCCACGTATTGCATCTAAAGCTCCTATACCTGCTTGAACTCCTAATGATGCTAATACTGCAATAAATAACCCTTTTGCAATTTGATCTCTTTTTGCTGCATCTTTCACAAATGGTTTAATAACTGTAGCAATTACATTAACCATTGCTTTTTCGTTATTATGAGCCCAATTATGTATTGCATCAGCTTTATCAGCTGCTTTATTTAAATTTAGCTTTCTTAATACTTTTGCAGAATACTTACCTAACATATCTATAACTGTGTTAGATAAAAGTAAATAACTTAATATAGAAACCGGATCAACAAATTCATTTAACTCTCCATCTTTCAATTCTTTATCAAGAACTGCTTTGATTTGAAGAGCTAGTTGTTTCTCATCACTTTCTAATATTATGTTTGATAATCGCATTATGCTCTCAGTATATCGTTAATAATAGAATCTAAATTAGAATATTTAGATACCTGAGCTTTACCTTCTTGTAGTGATACAGGGTTCATAAATGCACCATGTGTTGAAGGATTAGATACAAAATCCCAGCATACTAAGTCAAAATCTGGTTGTACTTCTAATTGACCTTCATTTGTTTGTTGAACTGAACCTGTACCTCTAGATGAAATACCAATTGTATGGCCAGCTTTTATAATTTCTTTAACTATATTACCAGCAGGTGTGTTAAGTAACTCTACTTTACCCATCAAGTCATCTCCTTTCCAATAAAGATCTTTTACTATATGAGATGCATTTTTCAATGATACAACAGGAGATTCTGGATGATCTAATTCACCAAAAGCATTACCTCTTTTGACAAACTCTTCCATATATTTTTTAGCCTCTCTTACTAATATGTCTTTAGAGTAAACTCTACCGTTTTGATTTTCGGCTTTAGCTCTTTGCATAACTCCTTCAACCTCGAATACTCCAGGTCTAGTTTTTGACTCTCTTATAGTCGGTCTAAATGGTGTTACGTCTACTAATAATTGTGCCATATTATTTTTTTTCGTTTACTGGGGTAAAAATTGTTTCTTTAGGTGCTTCCATTTGAGTAACCTCTGGTTTCCTCATTACTGGATCTGATTCAGAAATACGTTTTACTTTAGGCATATCTAAACCTCCATGAAATTGTTGTTTAGTAATAGGTCTTAAGTCTCTTTTAAAAGCATTTTCGATTGATGGTGCAATAAATGCTCCTACTTTTAATCCTTCTTCATTTTTTACTTCACCTAAATCATTGTAAATATTTTGAATTTTTTCTCTAGTCTTCATATAGAAAGATTCTATTTCAGTTACTATATTTTGCAATGAAATAACGGCTGGTTTTAATCCTTCAAAGTCTCCGTAATCTTCTGCAATCTTAGCTAAATCGTTAGTAGCTGCTTCATTAATAGTTTCTTCAGTCAAAGTTCTAGTAATAATATTTTTTACTGCTTCTTTTAACTGCTCTTCTTTAGTATCTTTACCCATAGCTTTTTTAATAGCTTTATCTTTAGCAGCCATATAATCATCTGAATCTATATCTCCATCTTTATCGTGGTCTTTACCTTTCTTTTCATCTACATAATCGGTGTTAACTGATATGTAATCATCGAACTCATAACCTATATCTTCTAAAGATGCTCCTCTTATATCGTTAAAATGAGTTTTTATAAAATCTTTAATAGTTTCATTATCTGCTCCTTTTTCTTTCTTTAAGTAAGCAATTATATCAACTGTTTCTTCTCTGAGTGATTTTGGTTCTACTACTGCTTCATCAGCTGGAATGATATCTTCTTCTACTTCTGTTTCAACACCCATTTTACCAGTAATTTGATCTATCATTGAACGTATACCTGTGTTTTTAATAGTAAGCCATTGATTACTTTCATCGTGCCAGATGTATCCATAATCAGCTCCCATACCGTCTATTTCTTCAGCAACTTCTCTAGCCATTTCCTCTCCATCTTCTGGTAATTTTATTTTAGTTGGAGGGTCACTATGAGTAGCTGATATTTCACCTGTGTCAGCATCCATTCCAGTTATGTAACCTTTCATAGCAATGTCTTTAGCTTTTTCATCATCGTTATAAAAAGTCATAAGACCTTTACCTAAATTAGAAGGATAACCATCATAGTGGTTGTAAGTAGTAGTTAATCTATCTCCACTTACATATCCTATCATAGCTCTAGTACCTTCTTTAATGACTTCTTCTTTAAGATCAGCTTTTTTCATATCATTAAAAGTATCTTTGTGGTTATTTTTCTTAACCTCTTGATACTTATCATGCTTATCTACTTTAGAAGATTCATTGGATAAAAGATTATAATAATGTAAAGGGTCTTTAGCAACGTTATCTGTAGCTTTCTTTTTAGCTTTTTCTAAATCTTCAGATTTTACTTTGCCAGATGGATCAATACCCATTGAAGTAAGTTCATACCTTATACCTCTTCTTACAGAATCATCTGATATATTAATAGTTTTATACTCTTCTTCGAACAACATACCTTTATTTCTAAGTATCTGTACTGTGTCTTTAAACCCATTAAACTGAGTTATGAGAGTAGGGTGAGCAAGTCTCATTTGTCTTACAAACTCGCCTTCTGCTAATTTACCAGCTTTTGTTGCTCTATATTTTTCTGTTACTGTTTTCATTCTGTAAATAATCTATAAGTTTCGTACTATACGGTCTTTTCTTTTTTTTTACGTTTTTATATCCAATCCTTTTTAGTGTATTGGTAGCTCTTTTAGCTTTACCAAAAGCAAACGGAGTTGCATATTGAGCCCCTTGTCCAGGTGTAAATGATGCTCCTCCTACATTAGTAGTGTTAGCTTCATCAAGCTCTTGCAATACTTCTCTTACTAACTGAACTAAATCAGATCTCTTCATATTAAAGAGATTTAAGTTCGTTGACTAAGTCGTAATATTGCATTAAATTAACTAGATGGTTGTCATTAATCTTTTCTTTATTAGAAAGAGTCTTAATAGTTTTTGCAACTTCATCTAATTTAATTTTGACCACTTCATCCTTTACTCTGGTTGAAAGTTTTGATACTTCGTTTTTGATATTTGTTAATTCCTCATTAACTAAAGTGCGTAAACGTGTTTGAGAATTAACTGATGTAATAAATTCTTTAAGTATATTTTTTTGTTGAGGTAACAAATCTTTATACTTATCATTGAATTTTTCAAGAAGAATTTTAAAAGTAAGTAATTTTAAATCTTTATCATACTTACCGTACTCTTCAATTAAGGTATCCTTTACTTCTTCTGCATCTTGCTTTTTAGTAGTAAGATGTTCTAAAAGAGTAGATTTGAAGTTAACTAATAAATTAGGGTCAACTAGCTCATTATTATTTTGAGCCTCTAGTAAACAGTATAAAGAAGCTAATGCTTTATAGTCTGAAACCTGAATTGAAAAGAATTCATTTATATCATATCCTTTTTTGATATCTGATATTAAAGAATATTTTTGTTCTTTGAGC